GATTCATCAATTGCCATCAGTGTTTGATGTGCTAATAAAAATCGTTGAGCTATATCTAAACCTTTTTTTGTACTAAAAGCCTCAATATTCATTAAGAATATCGTCAGTTCTTCACCGTGTCGAAATAGTTTTCTGTTTTCTTTATCTTGTTTTTTTGTTGTAGAGGGTGACCATGTCACTACATTATACAACACATGCTCTGGCATATGATTTGGTATTTCTTGTCGCTCCCAATTACGATATACACCTTTTGGTGCAACGATTAACGCCGCATTTATTTTACCTTTATCATACAGCATGGCGATATTATCAACTAATACTTTAGATTTACCTGTACCCATCTCCATAAACAAAGCAAAGTTTTCTTTGTTATGGCTTGCACCTAACGCGTGTAATTGATGAGCGTATGGCTCTGTTTTAAATTTATAATCCATTTTAACCTTTCTTAACAATGCGTTTTCAAGCATTATTATTTCTCTTTCTAGCCTTTCCATAATGTCGTCCTTCTTTAATTCTTATTTTGTAAATAACACTTGCAAAATGTTTTGTCAATGGTATATACAAATAAAAGGAGAAAGTATGACAGTATATGTGGTACAAGAAGTATCGGGTAGAAATATTCTTAGCGCTGAAAAGTTTGGTAAGTTAGAATTATTATTACCAGAAGGTTCTCAGTTAGTTTTGAGTTCCGGACCGACAGTAAAAAGATTAACACACAAGTTAAGAAACTTTAATGATGAAGATTATTTATTATTAATGGGCGATCCATCCGCTATAGGTATTGCATGTGCAATAGCTTCATCAAATAATCGCGGTAGATTTAAATGCTTGAAGTGGGATAGAAGAGAATATAAGTACTATCCCTTAGAAGTTAACTTATATGAGAGAGGAGAAATTGATGAGTAACTTACTCGACGAAATGGAAAGTGATGTAACAACACCCACTATTGGTGATAATTCTTTAAAAGAAATGGCTGATTTGTGCGCGGAACAAGCGTCACTAGAAGAAGAAATAAGACAATTAGAGGAGCAGTTGAAAGCGAAAGCTAAATCCGCTCGTAAATTGTCACAAGAAATAATTCCGGCAAAAATGTCAGAATTAGGATTAGAAAGTTTAACACTAAAAGATGGTTCATCTGTAAAGGTGAAACAATTAGTACAAGCTTCTATTCCAATAAGACATCGCGAAGAAGCTTTTAAGTGGCTTCGTGATAATGGACATGGTGATTTGATTAAAAATCAAGTATCTGCCACGTTCGGTAAAGGTGAAGATTCATCAGCAAATGAATTTATTGACAAGATCAATTCGTTAGGCTATGAACCTACACAGAAGGTCTGGGTGGAACCCATGACTCTCAAAGCATTTGTTAGAGAACAAATAAATGAGGGTAGTGAGTTACCAATGGACACTTTCGGAGTCTTTGTTGGCGCCGAAACTAAAATAAGTAAAACGTAAAAGGAGAATAATATGGCAGTAAAAGCTAATGTTGCAAAAAAAGAAGAAAGTCAACTACCTGCACTAAGTCTAGATTTAATGGAAGAGGACGCACACAGCGGCCTTGAAAATATATCGCAAGACGACTTAGCGACACCAAGACTAAAAGTCTTGATGCAGTTATCACCAGAACTAGAAGACCTAGAAGGCGCAAAAGCTGGAATGATTTATAATACAGTGACTAATGATCTGTATGATGGATCAAATGGTATTCGTGTTCTACCATGTGCGTATCAACGTCAATACGTTGAGTGGGCTGACAGAGGACAAGGATCGGGTGCTCCGATAAATGTCTATGATGCTTCAAGTGACATCTTGACAAAAACTACGCGTGATGAAAACAACAAAGACCGTTTAGAAAACGGAAACTATGTTGAGACGTGTGGTAACCACTATGTACTACTTGTTGGTGACAATGGAGATGCAACTCCGGCACTTATAACAATGAAAGCTACACAGCTTAAAAAGAGTAGAAAGTGGAACTCTATGTTACTTAATTTAAAATTAAATGGTAAGAATGGATTGTTTACTCCACCATCTTACAGTCACTATTATCGCCTCAAAACAACGAAAGAGGGTAACGATAAAGGTAATTGGTATGGTTGGGAAGTTAGTAGAGAGTCTCAACTTGAGGATGCTAACCTTTACAATATCGCTAAAGCATTTGCTGAAAGCGTGAATAAAGGTGAAGTTAAAGTCAAGTATGAAGAAGAGTCTTCTACAAGTGACCAAAAGGTTCCGTTTTAACTAACACGGGGCGGGCAACCCGCCCCTTTAATTTTAGTGAGCACATATGGAAGAAAGAGTAAAGAAGTTTAAGAGTATATTCTATGGATTGGACCGCGCCTATGGTCAGTATAAAAGTGACGGTGAGTCAGTAAATGGTAAAGCAGGAGGTACAGCTTTTATAAAAAAATTACCTGTTACAGATCAGTTATGGATAGATCATATAGAAGGTAAAGATCCTAGTCTTGGTATTATACCAATACGCGATGATTCAAAATGTATATGGGGTTGTATAGATATAGATACATATCCATTAGATCATAAAAAGATTGTTAGAAAGATAAGAGAATTAGAACTACCACTTGTTATGTGTAGATCAAAGAGTGGTGGGGCACACGTATTTTTATTTACAAAAGAACCCGTGCAAGCAAAGCTTGTTCGTGATAAACTACAAGAATGGGCAGGAGAACTAGGTTATGCAAATTGTGAAATATTTCCAAAACAAATTGAGATACAAGCGGATCGTGGAGACACTGGAAACTTTCTTAATCTTCCCTATCACGGTGGCGATGATTCTATGCGTCATGGCTTTAGTGACGATGGTAGCGCTAGTAGTCTTAGCGATTTCTTTTCTTTATATGACACTTATTGTACGACCGAAGAAAGTTTAAAACAATTTAAAGTAAAAAGAAAGAATGATGTTGAACTAAGTGATGGGCCTCCGTGTTTATCAACATTAATGTCACAAGGTATACCACCCGGTGGAAGAGACAACACATTATATCAGTACGCAGTATATGCAAAAAAGAAATGGCCAGAAGATTGGTCAACAAAAGTAGAAGAGTTTAATTACAAGTATATGGAAACACCATTACCGGCTCAACAGGTTTTAAAAACAATAAGACAACATGAGAAAAAAGATTATCAATACAAATGTAAAGATCAACCTATGTGTGCAGTGTGCTCACAAAATTTATGTAGAGGTAAACAGTATGGTATTGGGAATAACTTTCAACATCAAGTGAGTGATTTAACAAAGTATGAAAGTGATGAATCGACTTGGTTCTTAAATATAGACGGTAGAAGATTAAAATTGTCGACAGATCAATTGTATAATCAACATAAATTTAGACAAGCATGCATGAATGAAATAAATGTAATGCCAAACATGATGAGACCAAATGATTGGGATAGTAGACTACAAGCATTACTTGATAGTGTTGAAGTCATACAGATGCCACATGAGATTACAAAGACAGGTAGATTTGAAAGTTTATTAGAACGTTTTTTAGAAGATCAAGGTATAGCAGAACACATAGATGAAATAGATATGGGTAAAGCATTGTTTGAAGAAAAAGAATACGAAGAAAAAGAAGGTAAAGTAAAAAGAGAAACTGCATATTTTAAATCAGATTGGTTGCAGAAGTTTTTGAAAAAGAATGATTTTAAAGATTTTAGTACCACACAAATGTTGGCACACATAAGAAGTAAATTGAACGGCGGGGATGGTAGAAGAAAAATAAAAGGTAAGACAGCGTATCTTTGGTATGTACCTTGGATAAGAAAAAACAGTGATGACTTTTCTACACCAGACATGGGAGAGGAGACACCGTTTTGAGAAACATTATCTTTGGACCACCGGGAACAGGTAAGACAACACACTTACTACGCATAGTAGAAAAAGAGTTGCGTGAAAATAAAGTTAATCCTAATAAGATTGCTTATCTTGCTTTTACTAATCAAGCGGCTGATGAAGCATTAGCTCGTGCTATTTCACAATTAAGTTATGACTCAAAAGAGTTTTCAAACTTTCGTACGCTACATAGTTTAGCATACAGAGAGTTACATTTAAAAGAAGAAAACATTATGAGTGATGATGATTACAAAAGAGTTTCTGATAAGACACAAATAAAATTAAGTAACCCAAATAATAATATTAAATCATATGGTGCAGGTTTTCCAGATGATGTGTTTATGCAAGTAAT